TGTTAGCAATAGTATCAATGAGTAACCGTCTTACATGATTTGATACTGGCATTTAATCACCCCTCTGTGTTATCTTTGCTGTTTTGCTACCGCCGACTGTTTCACCAGTAGCAGCACCGACCACACCTCTACCCATGCCTCTCCCTATGATGAAACCATCGCCTGAAGTTCCGTGTCCTTGGACTTCTGTTATGATTACTGATATGATTTCTATGTCACCAAACAAGGCCATATTTTTCTCAACAATTTGTTGTATGGTATCTTCTTGCGCCCCTGTGTTCTTAGTGCCTTGGAGAATGCCCTGTAAGACCCCTTCTACCCCGCTTTCTACGCTAAGGAAAACAAGGTCAGTTGCGTTTTGAGCCATTCTATGTCTCACTTCAATGAGAATCTTACGCTCACCGTTGTATTCAATCACCATACCGGGTCGCAAATCCCACGCATTAGGGTGACCAGCGCTTGTTAAATTACCAAGCATGACTGCGTTTGCCTTGAGAATGTTACGACCTATCTCCCTTGCTTGCTCGTTACTACGAACAGTGAAGTCACCAACTACTTGTGGTTCTTCTAACACATCTCCACTTGTTTGTTTTTCAGAGTTGTTTACTTCGGCAAATGCAGTGTCGTTCACAGCAGTGGGTAACCCTTCTACAATCACTCTGTTAGAAATGTTCTCAATTGGATTTGATACGGCTGGCCCAGTGCGTGCGTTATGGTCTATGAATCTACTACCTTCTTCAAATTGGAACGGAACATAAAGAAGATTACCAAATCTGTCAAAGTGAATCACTCTACCATCGTGTCTACTGATAAAGCGCAAAGCGTCTACCAAAGTGATGCCGTGAAAATCAGCACCGAGGAATGCGTGGCTATGTCTTCTCCTGTCTACCTCTGAGTTACTTGCGCTCATTGGTAAGGCGATATTCACTGATGTCAAAGAGTCAGCAATATCTCTACTCAAACGAATAGCCAAGTCCGTGGTTCTTAAGCCAGCATCAATTGGGTGTCCTATGTGTCCTTGAGTAGCAGAGAATCCAAGTTTTTCAAATGACTTTGATTTGGTATTCTTCACAGCGAAAGTAGTCCCTACTCCACTGTTCATCACTGATGACGGGCGAAGCCTTTCGTGTGTAGCGTTTTTAGCATACAACAGAACTGGTTTATTCTTATTCGCATCGCTTGTGATTGCCGACCCCATATAAACTACAGAGCCTTGATAGTTACTACCATGGGTTTGAGGTTGCTTGAGTATCATACTGTCTTGTAACTCAGTAATGTCGTAAGCACGAGAAGTAGCAACACCGTAAGTTGCAGTCTTGCGCTGTTTTACAGTGACCTTGTTTAGCACATCGCTTTGTGCAGTATACTCACCAAGGTAGAGTGCATTATCTACGAACTTAGGTTTACGAATAGATTTCATAATCACCGGGTTATCAGTGCTGACTCGTCTGTAACTAAGAAGCGGCATCATGCATCACCACTGTGGTCTGATGTATTAAACGACACATCTTCTTTATGCCCCTTACCGTGAAGCGATTGACTAAACCTTGGTTTCACTGTGTAGTCTTTACCTTGACCAGTTCTTCTTGGAGCATCACTTCTGTAATGTTGCAGTGTGTTTTCGCTGATAACCAGTCTCGTTACACTTGACTTGAGTGTTGTTTTATCAAACCCAGTAACCTCAGTTCCCGGTAGTTTTGGCCCTTTAGATGTAGGGACTGTATCGCTACTGGACTCAATAAGGTAAACTGGTTGATATGGTGCTGATGTGTTAGGGTTAGTAGCACGCATGTATGAGCCGCTTGCAGCACGACCACTCGGAGTTTCGTAAGTATATAGTCCGTATTTACCACCAGCGGTTGCTGTGTAAGCAGTGCTACCAAACTGTTTACTCCCGCTGTGTAACGCCAGTTGAGGTCTAAACACAGCGATGTGTTGATTGTCAAGCAAACGAACAGGGCGAACAAGGAACTTAACAGCGTCATCAGTTTTGTTTGTTTGAGCCGAGGTTGGGTTAAGAGTGGTCGTTTGATATGGATTGCTTGTCTTGTTTGACCCAAGAGTTCCACTCCTACCCCATCCTAAGTCGTTAAACGGATTAGCAAAACTACGACATTCTAAGATGTAGTTACCACCCATGGGTTTGAAGTTACTCGTATGGCTAAACCGCATAACACCACCATGAGGTTGAGCAGCAAAGGATAGTGATGTTAGGTCGTAATCACCAAGAGTTTGAGAGCCTGACTGCATACCACCATGTAGAATCACACGCTGACCTACACCTCTGTTAGTGTGCAGACTGTGCGCTTCTGAGTTGATAGCAACCATGTTACTATCGCTACCAGTTAGCGACTCAAGCGTTTCTCCATCTATACCAATTCTTGGTGAAGACCGTGAGATAGCATCCTTATGCACCGATACTCCGCTAACTGTCTCTACTTTATCACTCACAGTGGCTTCGGGCTTTAACAAACCGTCTTCGTCAATTTCTAATCGGCTACTGATACCTCTAACAATTTCAGTAGGTTGGAGTGCGTCGTCTCTTGGGCGTATCAAACCTTCACCAAATGTAGGCTCTGCCGTGTTACCTGAAAGCACTACACCTGCATTTTCGTATACAGCGCTTAGTTCAACAAGAATGTCTTCATTAAATTGAGTAGGGTATCTCACACCACGACCATTACCCATATCACCCACACGCAAAGCATTGGTAGGAGCAAACACATCTACAAGTAAACTGCCTTTGTTGTTGTTACCAGTGTTTTTACGACCACCGAATCTTGGTATCGTAGCGGTAGGAGAAGTCAAAACATCACCCGTTGATGTATCTGAGTCAGCAGCGATACCTTTTAGATTAAAGATAGGTTTGTTATTATTCCATATTCGTGCGTATGGAGTTCTACTGTTGGTTCTGTCATATTCATAGACATCCCCAGCATCCCAAGAAGGGTTGATACCAAAACTGCGAACAGGCATACGCCTAACATCTTCACCACGAGTGTTACCCCACCAGTCCACGAGGTAATACGAAACTGCATCTTTGTAATCACTTAGACCCTTACCAGCAGAGTCTCCCCACCAGTCTCTGATGACAGTAGAAGCGTTACGAATAGTGCGTATAGCACATCCAAATCCTCTTGTCATTCTTCGCCCATCACTGTAACGAACTTGATTCTCGTATTTGTCTGCGTTTAGCATACCAGCAGCGGTAGTATGACGCTCAAGAATACCAACATAGGTTGTGGGTAATTCCTTTGTGCCTTGTCCCGGCTGCGCCCCAGCGTAAATCCAATTTTGTGATTCGTATTCTACAAGAGGCCCAGCCTTGTAACCAACTGCGAAGTCGCTCGCCCCATTATGAGTAGCATGTTCTTGGTATGCTCGCATACCATAGTGACCCCATTGAGGTCTGTTCCACGGTTGTCTTAGACCGAAACGATAACCGAATGGATATGGTCTTGTAGAACTTAAAGCAGCAGTCCCTATCCCACCTGATGCTGCATAATTAGCAGGGGTGCTATCGTCATCGGAATCAACCCATTGAGTAGCACCAGCGTGAGCGTAACTCTGTGGTAAATGCCACGCTGCCGATGTCATAGCATACCCATCTAAACGGCTTACCAAAGGCCCACCACGACTACCGCAAGGCCAAAAGTTAGTGAGCATGGCGCTTGTCCCGCCTTGTGCTGAAAAGTTACTCATAGCATGGATATTAGCAGCAGTGTCAATGATACCTTTACCTCGGACATACACCTTGTTAGTAGCAGCACCAACAGGTATGTTCGTCTCAAGTATTTTTGTGAATAGTGTTATTGTGTTTGTTGAAACAATGTTTACTTTACCAAGAACTCGGCCTTCGCTGTAGATAATCTCACCTTGAGCAACACCAGTAACTGTCTGAGACATTGTTATCACTGTAGGAGTAGCACCGTTGTGACTCGCTATGTAACCCGGTAATGGTTCAGGGGGGACAGGTGTTTTCATCTTCAAAGCAAACGGCCCATGACTCGCTGCGTAGTTTACTTCGTGGTAGTGAATTGTTTCAAAATGTTGAGGCATACTGTTGTATGCTGCTTTGTTTACTGCTCTGTCAGCGGTGTGATTTACATTATCAGTAATCCATGTTCTACTCGCATCGGAATAGAAAGTATGTGGTCTACCCAAATTAGGACTCCAAGCACATAGGTATGCATCGCCTAAGAACAGGCTGTTAGTGTCTCGTGTTCCGGGTAGAGTCTGTCCAAGATTCTTAGTCAAGATACTCTCGCTGTCTTTGTTGAATAAGTCGCTCATTGGTTTTGTAGAGTATGGTTTGGACAAAGTGAGTTTTGTCCCGTCAGGAATAGTGGCGTTTGCTGGGAGATGGAAAATATCAGGCTCATTCATAGTTGCCGAACTATGAGTCAAACCTTGCCGGGTTGTGTAACTAAACGATACAGTTTCCCCCGATGCATCGTCAATATACTGTAGTTTTTGATTGTAATACGGTATTTCAGGGAACAGTGAAGCATCATCAACTTGTATAGCATTTGTAGAAGAGTGTGTCCCTACAACTTTACAAGTCGGGGTTAGGCTAACATTCTCCATAATCTTAGAGTAGATGTCGGGGTAGATGCTTGGGTAGCCAGCGAGAGTAAGTTGAGCAGCGACTGCTCCATAACTTGCTCGGCAAAACTCGTAGTAGTTATCAATACGATACAGGGCGAGATGTCTAAATCCTACAGAACTTGGTTCATTCGGTGTGTCTTTGTGCATAATACTCCACCAAGGAATGCTTGTAGTATGCCCCGGTGTAGCGTCTTTGAATGTAATTTCAGATGTAGTAGGATGGTATGGGTGACCTCTACGAGTAAACGAAGGACTTTCGCTACCCTGAACTCCAAGGGGGTTATAAAGCAGCATCGGTGGGACATTGGTGAACTGGCTACCGTGGTCAGGTTCATGGTCAAGAATCACTTCGTTGAGGAATATCTCACAACCCCTTACATCAGCAATTGTTGCTTCTGCTAAGACGAGTGTTACTGCTCCTACATTTGCGGCGTTTGTTAGTGATGCGTGTCGTTCTTCGTCATATTTTATACCCACGACAAGATTGACTTGCTGAGCAGTAAGAGCAGAGACATTGTTTGCGGGAGTAGAATCCGGTAGAGTAGTTACTGAAGAGTTATTCAAATGGAAACCAGCGACTTGATGAGGGCGAAGGTTTGGTTGAATAACAATTTGATATGCTCCTACTTCGGCAGGGTCGGGGAAATGATTAGTCTGAGTGTAGTTAGCAGCGGCCTCAAGGACAATGGAATGACCACCAGCCTTGTTTATGCCCCCAGCATCACCTTTTGATGCGAGTATACCGTAACCATCATACTTGATTTTAGTCTCAAACATCAGAGTAAATCCTCCACCGTGAATATCACTTGGCCCTGATGGGTTAGCAGTTAGCGAACCAACTCTCAATGATGGGTTAAGAGGGAAAATACGCTTAGTTACAGCGGAACTAACTGTTGTTTGATTGTTCGTTGTCCCGTCTACTTCTTCAAGATGAGTAGCCAGTGTCGTATAATCTTCATCACGCAACTTAGCAAGTTTGTCAGAGTTACTCCTTTCGTAAAGCCCTTGATACGAAGGGTGCGCCCAATGACCCGGCATCATAGGCATAGTAGCATTGACGAAGTGATGACCCATACGAGGTATAGGCATAGGAGTGAGTTGTGGTCTACTGTATCTTGAGTGAATAGTCGTTTGTGAATCACCAGTAAAGTATTCTGTGTGAGCCATATCAGGACTGTTACCACTCACTTCAGCGTGGTCACGCAAACGGCGTGCTGCAAATATGCGAGTGCTACCAGCAGGGACATAGTATGATGGAGTGATGGTGAGAGTAGTGTTAGCATTGTCGGCAAGGAATTGAGCAGTGTCAATATCCCCAACTACTCCAGTAAATGTAGCGCCGACAATATCAAGATATGAAACGACAACGCTTTCACCTGCTGGGTTTGCTATACGGAGGAATCTACGACGCTTACCACTACCCTCATCAAGAACTTCTTGAGTCCCAAACCCAGCATCAAATATACACGCAGTAGGCGTAGGGGATGCAGCATCATCTCTAAGGACAATTGTAGTATTAGCAGTCAAAGTTGTGCCTACTAAACTACTGAATGTGTAAGGTTGATTGACTACACCAGCGGCGTGAGTGTAAGTCGTAGGGAACTTCTCTGTGTGAGTGTGACCCATCTTAGTAATATGAAAATACAACGCTCTGTCTTGTTGCTCGTATGAACTACGAAGTGTGTTGTTAGCAGTTCCTTCTACCCAACCGTCACGAGTAGAATCAGGGAATGATTCTCCTTGAGATATGTGCTCCCATCCAACTTCGTTCATTGTTGGCCCTTTTCTTGGCCCTTTTATCACATTGTCAAAGAGGTGACCGAGGTGTGTTGCACCCAAGTCGGGGTGAATCATACCACCGTCTCCTATGGTTTCGTTTTGATAGGCTTGAATAGAGTCAAATCCACTGCGAATCAATATGTTACCGGGGATGCTATCGGGGTCAGGTAGTTGAATCTCAAGGTTAGGCCCAAATCCGCTGTTTGCTGGTGTTGGTTGTAGACCACTTGCTGAACGCTTTGATGCTGGTCTATATGCTCGTATGACAACACCTAACGGTGAGCCACCTTCTAAAGTATGGATTTGCCCTGTGTCATCTACTACTGTGATGTCTTCAAACTGAATGTCTTCGTTAGGAATCTCTAACACACCATGCAAGGCGATAGGATGCTCTTTTGCTAACTGAGGATGAGCAATCTCTTGAGCCTGTAGAATAGGCATCATAGCGGAGTTTGTTGTTTCAAAAGAGAACCTGACATTCCCATAGAGTTTCTCACCCATTGTGTGGGCGTTATCACCTACTACACGAGTTACCCACGGCACTGCGCCTAAACCACGAGCGTTAGACGCAGGTAAAGTGAGACTACCACCATCCATTCTTTTCCAAACTACATGTTCGGTGCTGAAGTTTTTGTGAGGACTACGCTTCAATACATCGTAAGCATTGACATCACCAGCCCAAAATATCTGCGACTGCGTATCGTTAGTAGTCATAGTTCCACTTGGATTCGGGCTACTTGTAATAAAATCAGTAGAAAGGTTACGCTTACCTATGTCTGATTCGTGATTTACAATTCCTACATTTTTATCAATGTCAAAGAACAAGTCACCTATCTCAGCACGACATGGCTCAGCGTTAGACAAAGCCGTATCTGCTGAAATTGAGCCGTGTAATTGTATTTGAGCATTGAAAGGAGCAGCATCTAATCCTCCATCTGCTGCATAATTAGCCACAGTAGGGAGAGATGTATTATCAACAATCAAAGCCTCAATGTTTGGCCCTGCGTTTGCTGGTGCGATAAAGCGGTCTTGATTGTGAAATCTTTCATCCCACTGTGTTGTTCCTCCAGCGAGAAGATAGTCACCAGTAGTCGTGTATGAGTTTCTATCCTTTCTTGCTATCAGGCTAAGTTCGCCTTCATGTGCTACCACTAATAGAGAACGGGCGTATGTTCCTTGTGGGTTTACAAGTTCTTTCTGTAACTCAGGTGTATTCCTCATTGTTGGTGGATTGTTATACTGAGCACCATCAGCCCATCCTACAACATAAGTTCCGAATCCAACTGAGTCATCAGCACCCCAAGAAGGAATGTCTGACTCCCCATCATCAGCGCTTGGAAAATTAGTAAGACTGCGACCCGGAATATCCGTAGGAGGCATACTCTCAGGAGAGTTTGGTAACGGTGTAATATGTGGTAAGTGAGAAAGAATAGTAGCACAGGATGACGACCCACCGTAAGGAGAGAAACCTAACATTGAGTGCCATGCACCAAGCCCTGCACTGAAACTTGTAGTTCCACCTCCAGTCACTTGTAAAGAATTAAGATGTGAATAACGCTCACCATGCCATCCTACAACACCTACTGGTTTTGTTCTGTCTATAGCGTCAGCAAGTCCACTGAAGTGAGGTGCTCCTATACCCTTAGTTGAAAATCTGTTACCACCTGAGTTATCTACAAAAATGGTAGGTGCTTTACTCCAAATCCATACTTCGCTGTTCACAGTAGGAGCAGGGTGTGGTAGGGTTACACCTGCGATGTTTGAACCACCACCAGCATTTAAGGCAGCACTGTTTAATGCGTATGTTCTCCAAGTCTCTCCACTTTCAAACGCCTTTAATCCAGTATTTTTATTGTTAGCAAGGTAAAATCTTGCATACAAATCATCACCGTTGGCGTAGAAAACACGACTGTGATAAGGACTCCATGCTGATGATTTAACAGCAGCATCAACACTACCTCCGTAAGCGTGCTCTGCTTCTGTTCTTAGCCAACCCGATGCGGGTATACGATTAGCCAACGACTTAGCACCCAAAGTGAGTAGCCCATCAATTCTCAAGTCAATAAAACAGTCGCCTAATTTGCTGGGAGCGCTGGCCGTTACTTGTGGGGTATTTGACACAAATTGATTTGAATAACCATAATCTCCAACATTAGCATGACCTGTGATTCCATCAACAGCGGTTTGCTTATTACCATACACAAGACCCGTAAACGAGTTTGTAGCAGTTGCTGGAATTGCTGTTGAAAGAGCCTTAATCCAACCATAGCGGTCTTGACGAGACGAGTTACCAATAGATGGCATGAATGTCCCACCAATGGCTTTCAGTGCGCCTTTACCGGGGAATGTATTGATAGCAGCACCGAAGAGGCAAGCCAACTCTTCTCCGTTTTGACAGCGAGTGGCATCTACTATGATGTATTCGTGGTCTACATCACCATGAACTAATGTCTCTGCTGCAAAGGTAGGTGAATTAGAGTCATCGTTAGAATAAAGCATTCTTGTAGCAACAGTTCCCGCCACTCTAAATGCAGTTTTGTTAATCTGAGTGGTAGTAGACGCAAGTGCAACTCGTAGGCTATCACTTTCTCTTGGTGGGTTCATGGTAATTTGATTATCCATCCACGAACCGCCGGGGTGATTACCGTTATCCATGTGCCAACATAGGTCTGCATTTTTTACCATACCGTTACCGTAGAACATAGCATGACGACTTGGTTGTGCAACTGCGTAGGCTTTAGCAACATCATCTGAAAAATTACTTGCTGTAGTGTAGAAATTAAATGCTTGGTGTGTAAATGAGTTACCATAGTTTCGCCCAGTTTCAGGTCGCTCTCTCAAAAATACAGTGTCGGGTATACCGACTGGTGCTTCCCAGTTTAGCACTTGACGATAGTGGAAACGGTGTTTAGCCAATTGCGTAGCAGCACGCTCAGGCATATACTCACCTGTGCTATTTTGAATGTGATTTGGTAAGAACGGTCTACTACTCGTCATGTTAGGAACTTTTGACCATGTATTACCAGTGCTTATGGCGTGACCCGGATGCGGCTCAAAGGTGTTAATTGGAGACGCTACCTCTCGTGTGAGTGGGAATGCTTGCCCCGGCCCGAAGATAATGTAGGTTGTCTTGTTTTCTATACCATCACGATGGTCGTTATACCGAGCAGTAGGATGTGC